AACCTCATCTCAATTACAATTTGTAAAGTTTTTAAAGGAAGTGCAAAAACAGATTGGGTTTAGAATAATATATGAGATTGATGACTTAGTATTCTGTGAAGATATTCCTGATTATAATAAGTTCAAAACAGCATTTGTTGACCCAGAGATTAGACGCAATGCTCAAGAAATAATGTCTTTATGTGATGAAATTACTGTCACTTGTGATTTCATGAAAGATTATTATAAATCTAAAACCAATCACCCTAATATAACTGTAATACCTAATTTCCCGCCTAAGTTTTGGCTTGGGCACTTCTATAATGAAAAGACTATTAGTTCGAACTATGATACATATCAAAGAAAGCCTCGCATTTTGTATGCAGGATCAGGTGCGCATTTTGACGTTGAAAATAGAGTGAATCAAAATGATGACTTTGCCCATGTCGTTAAAGCCATATATGATACTCATCAAGAATTTCAGTGGGTATTCTTAGGTGCTTATCCTTTGCCGCTACAGCCCCTCGTACAGGCTGGTTTGGTTGAATTTCACCCATGGGTTAACCTTTATCACTATGGCGAAAAAATAAAGAACCTTAGAGTCAATATGATGGTTGCTCCTTTGCAGGATAATAATTTTAACAAGTCCAAATCCGATCTTAAGCTAATTGAAGCAAATTGTTTTGGTCTTCCTATTGCTTGTCAAGATTTATGTACGTACCAAGACGCGCCCTATAAATTCAAAACAGGTGATGAAATGATTGCCATAGTAAGAGATGTATTGAGTAAGAAGGGCAGATATATGAACATATGTGCAAAGGCGAGAAGTACTGCAGAGGAGAGGTGGATGGAGAACGAAGATAATATAAGGTGTTATGAAGAACTGTTCCTTCACCCATATGGTGACAAAAATAGGGTACAACTAAACAAATTAAATAAGATTACCGCTTAATAAGAATTTCTTGTAATCTTAGAATAAAATCATTCTTAAGCTTTCTCTCTATACAACTGCCGCAACCGCCACGGGCTTTAACCCTTCCTAATTCCTCTACGTATTTATTTCTTAAATGTTGACAATCAGGTATTTCATCAGGACACGGGAGATCCAAATTAAAAAACTGCATTATCTTTTCCATACATATAGTTATTGATAATCATTTAAAATCCATTATAATAATAAAATGTTCGGTTATAGAAATGTATGCTACGACCCTCGTCAGGAGCTTATCAGGCTCTATACATGGGATTCAAGTGGCAATAGAATAGCATTGGATTCGACCTACCATCCATATATCTTTGCAGAGTCACAAAATTCAAAAGACGCTATTAGTATTTTCAATACATCCTTAAAGAAAAAGACATTCAAAAATCAATACGAAAAATCAAAATACTTGAAAGAGACGGGGCTAAAGAGAGTATTTGAAAATTTTTCTCCTGCGCAACAGTTTCTTGTTGATAGCTTTCATGAGGAAAATGAAAAAGCGGAATTTTCACAATTTCCTCTTAAGATATTTTTTATTGATATTGAGACATATTCACCGGATGAATTTCCTAATACGGAAACGGCTAATCACCCTGTTAATGTAATTACTCTTTATGACTCTCTTAAGAGAAAATATGTCACGTGGGGTGTTAAGCCCTACATAAAAAAGGATCAAGATCATGTTTTTGTATATTGTAAAACTGAAAAAGAAATGTTCTTAAAATTTATTGAATATTGTGAATCAGATTATCCGGATGTAATTTTGGGTTGGAATAGTATTTTGTTCGACCTTCCATATATAGTCAATAGAATAAGAGTCTTATTTGACGATGAAACTGTTGCGCGCTTAAGTCCTGTTGGAAGAGTATACAGTAGAAGTTTAAAGGGACAGTTCGGTAGAGAGCAAATAAGATGGTATATTGATGGCATATCCTGCTTAGATTATCTTGACATTTATAAACGTTTCTGTTTGGTATTGAGGGAGAATTATAAATTAAACAGCATTGCTAAAATTGAATTGAATGATCAGAAGGTTGACTATGGCAATACAAATCTTAGCGGCTTAGCAGACGACGATTGGGATAAATTCATCGACTATAACTTACAAGACGTTCGCATTATAGTTAAGCTAGAAGAAAAGCTACAATACTTTCAACTCTTAAGAATGCTCAGCTATGTTGGTCTTACTACAATGGAAGCTGCAATGGGCAGTATGAGCGTTATTATTGGTGCATGCGCAATACGTGCCCGTTATAGGAATCAGCGAATACCAACTTTTGTAAGAGACTTAGATGATGGTTCTCAAAATGAAGGGGCATACGTTAGTGAGCCTGTTAGAGGATTTCAGAAATATATAGCAAGCTTTGACGCAAATAGTCTGTATCCATCTGTTATGATGACTCTGAATCTTTCGCCTGAGACAAAAATGGGCAAGATAGAATCACAAACAGACGAAGGGGTTACTATTAGAGACATAAACGGCAATACAGTACAATTATCAATGCAGAAATTTTCTAAATTAGTATCTCAAGAAAAGTTGAGTATCAGTAAAGCAAAAGTTCTATTTAGCCAAAAAACAAAAGGCATCATACCAGAAATGGTTGATCATTATTACAAGCTAAGGGTACAGATACGTAAAGATCACAAAAAGATAAAGAGACAGCTCACCACTCTTGAAAAAAATACATTGGAGTATGAAAAGACAAAAGACGAGCTTAATGTCCTTAATATTAAGCAACACACTATTAAGATTTTAATCAATACTGTGTATGGGGCCTTAGGCAATAAGGTGTTTCCCCTTGGTGATGATGATCTTGCCAGAAGTATCACATTAACTGGACAGGCCGTAATCAAGCAAGGCAATAAAATTATAGATACATACATTAGAGAAAAATGTAAAGAAAGGAATATTAACTTAGATAACAACTACACCTCAATTATATACAATGATACAGACTCTGTTTACATTACATTGGACAAGTTAGTAGAAAATAAACTACTAGAATTTTATAATGAAAAAAATAATATTTCAGATGAGTTTTTTAGTACTGTGCAAGATATTGAAACTCACTTAAATGATGAAATTAAAAAATGGTGTGAATTAAAACTTAATAGTATTGATAGTAGAATAACTTTTAAACGCGAAGCTATTTCTGATGTGGGTCTTTTCTTACAGAAAAAAAGATATGTTCTGCACGTATTGGACGAGGAGGGTATCCCGTGTAATAAATTTAAGTACACCGGGGTGGAGATTGCCCGTACAACGATGCCAGCACCTCTAAAGCCATATGCTAAAAAGATAGTCGAAACAATGCTTTTAACAAGAGATCAAAGCAAAACAGATGAAATTATATCTGAAACTTATGAAAAGTTTAAAACGTTACCGATAGGCGATATTTCCTTTGTAGTTGGACTAAAGGGTTACGAAAAATACGCCAGTAGATGTACTGATTTTAAGACCGTAAAGTCCATGCCGTGCCATGTTAAAGCTGCATATATGCATAACTTACTTCTAAAGACGTTTAACGTAGATAAAAAATATGAAAAAATTTCTTCGGGTGATAAGATTAGATATTTTTATGTAAGGCAACCCAACAAATATGCTGTCAACGCTATAGCTTACAAGTATTATTACCCAGAGGAGTTTGTAAAGTTCTTTGAACCCGATCATGATATGATGTTTGAAAAGATTATATACAGTGCTGTTGAAAGGTTTTATGAAGCTGTTAACTGGTCCCCTCGTAAGCCTGGAGAAGCTGTACAGTGCGATTTATTTTCTTTATTAAGTAGTTGATTTTTTTAAAGAATATATTATATTATAACTATATGAGTAAACACATTGCATTTATTAATCATGTTGGTCAAACCCTAATATCTGAGCTAGTATCAGATGATAAGGATAGTCTTAAGGTTAAGAACCCGGCTATTCTTCACGTGCAGCCGAGCCAGACTGGGCAATTACAAGTTCAGTTGGTGCCATACATTTTCAGAGAATTTGTAAAAGCTGACAAAAGAAATGACGGTATAGTTATTAACTTTAGTAAGGATAAGATAGTTGTAGTTGAGATTGAGCTTGATGAAAAGTTGCTTGATCAATACGCTAGGATTTTCCAGCCAATTATTCCCCAAGTAGCTTCAGCCCCCTCGCCCAGCAAGCCGCAGGTCGTAAAGTTGTTTGACGAATAATAACGTGAAGCAAGACGAGTTGTTGTCAAAAGCGTTTAAAGGTTTAGACGCACTTAATCCTGAAGCGACATTCCTTTCGGAAAACGCTTTGTGTAACGTTGATACTTGGTATGATACGGGCTGTTATGCGCTGAATGCAATTATTTCAGGCAAACTCAAAGATGGTGGTGTGCCGAAAGGCCGCATCGTCATCTTTGCAGGTCCGTCACAAACAGGTAAGACACTTCTTGTTAATAAGATCCTAGGAATGGCTCAGAAAAGAGGCATCACCCCTGTTATCTTTGACACAGAGTTTGCTATTGATAAGAACACCACTGCAGGAGTGGGCCTGGACCCCGATAGAACCAAATATGTACCGGTGTATACAGTGGAAAATGCACGAAATCAGATCAGTACATTCCTTGACAGTATCGTTGAGCATAATCTGCAAGGTAAGTTCATCATTAGCTTGGATAGCTTGGGCAATCTCGCCAGTGGTAAAGAAGTATCTGATGCTGAGAAAGACAAGGGAGCCTCTGATATGGGAACAAGAGCCAAGGGGCTAAAGAGTATGTTACGCCTATTGACATACAAAGCAGGTCGTGCAGGTGTGACCATCATGATGACCAATCATACCTACAGTGATCCTGCCGCCCTGTACCCGTCCTTAGTGCAAAATCAGAGCGGTGGAAGCGGTCCACTGTACATGGCTAGTGTTATTGTGCAGTTAGCAAAAAAGAACGAGAAGCAAGATGAAGGCAATGAGAGTGATTCAATTCTACCTGAAGCCAAAAATTATAGCGGTGTGACATTAAGAGCACTAACTGTTAAAAATCGATTTGTTCCTCCGTTTCTTGAAGCCAGTATGCACTTAAATTATCTCTCTGGTCTTGACAAGTATAGCGGCTTGCTGGAAATGGCTGTCAATCACGGTTTGATCATTCAAACTGGTGCAACCTACACCAAGCCAGATGGTACAAAGCTGGGTTATGCAAAGAACTTCACCAAGGAAAAGAAGTTCTATGAAGATCTGATACCACTTCTGGATAAAAAGCTTGAGGCTGCTTACAAATACGGCAATACAACCGGTGAGACGCCTGATGTTAAAGACAAATAATCTTAAGATCGGTTTTAATTGTAGCTCTTTTGACTTGTTACACGCTGGTCATGTAACAATGCTCAAAATGGAAAAGCAATTATGCGATTACTTAATTGCGGCATTGCAGATAGATCCAACGATGGATCGCCCAGGCATTAAGAATAAGCCAATACAAAGTGCATATGAACGTTACGTACAATTACAGGCTTGTAAGTATGTTGATGAAATATTGATTTATGAATCTGAGTTTGATTTACTACAACTTATCAAAACACAAACCATACACATTCGGTTTTTGAGCGAAGAGTACAAAGATAGAGATTTTACTGGTAAGCAGTACTGCCTTGAAAATAATATAGAGTTACACTATCATAGGCGTATGCATGTATATTCATCAAGCGAGCTTAGAGCGCGCACTGCAAGATTAGAGGGAATAAAGGCAAATGAAGGTACTATTATTGCACCGGTACAATATTCACCTGAATTGGCCAAGCCACCATATGAGTCGTAAAATTGTAGTACCTATATCAGGCGGTATGGATAGTACCGTAATTCTTTATAAAGCTGTAAAACAGGTTGGTGCGAAGAATGTATATGGACTTTCCTATGATTATAACCAACGTCATAGACAGGAATTAGCTTTAGCTGAATATCATATTAATAAATTAAAAATTAAAAACTGGCAAACTATAGACGTCTCCTTTATTAAGAAATTAGCTCCTACAAGTAGTCTTACAAATGAAAATATAGCTACACCAGACATAAGAGAAATAGCGGGCGAGGCTCAACCTAAATCATATGTACCTAATAGAAATATGATTTTTTTGAGTATAGCAGCTTCCTATGCAGAGGCAGTAGGCGCTACTGTGGTGTTTCATGGTGCGACAAAGGTAGACAGTCTTGCCGGTTATTGGGATGCTAGTCCAGAGTTTCTTCCCACTATCAATGATGTATTAGCATTGAACCGAGAGACCAAAGTAAAAATTGAAGCACCTCTCATTGGTATGGATAAAGCAGATATAGTTAAAGAAGGGATTAAGCTCAAGGTACAATTTAGCAAAACATATACCTGTTACTCCGGTGACAATCTTTGTGATGCAAACTCCCCTAGCAGTGCTTTAAGAATAAAGGGATTTGCTAATGCTGGCTATATTGACCCTGTAAAATACAAACAAGATCTTTCTAAAGTATGGGAAAAATATAAATGTAGATTAATCCCATACGACATTTATAATAATTAAATGTGCGGCATATTCGGTGCAACAGAGAAAGAGCAATTCTTAACTCTTTATAAATTAAATAAGCAAAGAGGAATATTCTCTACTTCCATATCTCTTGCAGTTGATGGCGGGTCTGGAGATGTTGATATTCATAAATGGAATGGGTCTGCAAGTATGAGTGATGTTGAAGGTTATATTAAGAAGATAGAAAAAAAAGAAAAAGTTGCATTCTATCTAGGACATACACAAGCACCAACATCTTCTAAAAGAAAATTTGAAAAAGAAACTACGCACCCGTTTTATCTTAATAATTGGGTAGTTGCCCACAACGGTGTTCTCACAAACTTTAAAGATTTAAAAGAACAGATAAGACCCACTTGGAAAAACCCAGTTGACAGTAGTATTATACCACCAATACTTTCATCTATAGAGCAACAAATCAAAGGGCCTAGTAATCAACTATATATTATAACAACAACGCTGGGTCTCCTTGAAGGCACATACGGTTTATGGATTTATAATACGGAAACCCGAACTCTTTATTTAGCAAGATGTGGTTCTACAATATTTGCTGATATTATTAATAATTCTTTTAGTAGTGTTAAATTCAAGGGTAGTGAGCCGCTTGAAGAGGGTGTACTATACCAGGTCACTAGCGAGGGTATTACATCTATAGGTATATTTGATTTTAACAGTCCGTTCTTTACTTAACTGAAATCACCATAATTTCTATCACCAGGAAATTCCTTCATTCCAAATTCTTGTCTTGCCATTGATGTTACTTCATCACCTTCGGGGAAATCTTCTATAGTTTCAACTTCACCTGTGCCCTCGCCTTCCGCTGCTTTTTTTTCTATTTGTTTTTCTTTTATAATGCCAGCATCTTTCAATTTGTCAAACAGGTCAAATGATCTTATCTTTACAGGCTCAATGCCAGGTTTATCGTTATATTCATTAATAGCTGTTTTTAAGATGCTAATTATTTCTTTTTCTGCCACATCTTCATCCGGGAGACTAAACACTATTGACCTTAAAGCCCTATCATCTATCTTTATGGATTTGTCTATCTCATAAACTGTCTCTGTTTTTACAGGTTTTTTCGTAGCTTCAGGTGCAGCTGCGTCTACCTGCTCCACGCCTTTCTCAACTGCCTTTTCTACTGCTTTAGGTTGAGCTACTGCATGACCATGCTCATCTATATCAATTATATCAAGCAAGTTGCTAACAATTCTTGCTGTATAACCTGCTACAGTAGAACCAACTTTGAGTTCATTTCTTATTAAATTAATTAATTCTGCTTTAAATTTATCCTTAGAACCAGGGTAAAAAAGCTTGTACTCAACACCATTTGAAATATGTGACGCAGGTTTAAACAGCTTAGTCTCTATACTCTTGATAAGAGCATCCACCTTTTCATCTGGAAGACCTTTCAAGCCATAGCCGCCGCCAGCGCTTTGCCTTGGATCGGATTTCAGTTTTAAACTATCAACAGAATATTTTGCCATTTCATTCAAATGATTTTTGTATGCTTCAAATATAAGATACGCGTCTTTATTCATACTATTGATTATTTATACTTTTATATTATAATTTTATTGTGAAAAAAATAGCTATATTTGCTATAAGCCCGTTAAAGAGCAACAGTTTACTTGAACAAAGCGTTCAGAACTACGATTTTATAGACCTTAATATTACATATAACAATACATCTATCGGTTTGAGTAAATTCTATAACAATGTTTTAAACACTTATAGTGGTAACAGCGAAATTGTAATTTTCTGTCATCACGATATTTCGCTCTCGTATTGCAATTTGCAGGAACAGGTTATTGAAGGTCTTAAAAAATATGACGTCATCGGTGTTGCCGGCGGGCTCGAGCCTCAGATAATTGAAAAGAATCTATGGCACTGGATGATGCCTAAAGAAAAGTATAGAGGTTTTGCTGCACATCCTTTTGAAGGTAGCAATTTGTTTGTTACAAGTTTTGGCCCATCTCCGTCCAGAGTTGCAGTTTTAGACGGAGTATTTTTAGCATTTGAAATTAAGAAACTACAAAAGCACAGAAACGTAAGGTTCGATGAAAATTTTATATGGCACCATTATGACATTGATTTTAGCTTGACTTGCAACGAAAATAAGATTAAATTAGGTGTGTGGCCTATTTTAATAAATCATGTAAGCCCTGGATTAAAGGATTTAAATCAAAAAGAATGGAATAAAAGTAATGAGTATTTTAAAAGTAAGTGGAATAAAAAGCTAAATGAAGCAAGTTGAAAAGAAGAATCTAGATTTAGATTTTTATGAAACAGTTGTTATATATAACTGTCTAACAGATCCCGCATATCTATCCTCTGTTATAGATTATCTAGATACTAGATTTTTTAAGAAAATAGATATAAGAAATGTAATAAACATTATAAAGGACTTTTTTCGAAAAAATGGTACAGTACCTAATTACACAGAATTAAAAACATATTTAACTACCGATGAACTTAAGAATAGCTTCAAGTCTGTTGTATCTTCCTTTTCTGATATAGATAAAAAATATAATAAGATTGAATTAGCAGAAAATACAGAAATCTTTCTTAAAGAGAAAGGCGTTTACAATACTTTATTAGATGCGGCGGAAAAGCTGGATAGCAAGCAGCTTAACACCGCAGAGTTATTACTAAAAATGGAAGGTGCGGTCAATGTCAATCTTACCCAGAGTATGGGTATAGACATTTTTAAAGATATTGATTCATTTATTGATGAGCTTCACCGTGAAGAGCCTCATATTAAAACTGGTTGGAAATGGCTAGATAATAAGCTGGGAGGCGGTCTTCAAGAGAATGGAAGAGCCATATATGTATTTGCTGGCGAAACTAACGTTGGTAAAAGTATATTTTTAGGTAATATTGCAACTAATGTTGCTATGCAAGGTAAAAATGTTTTGTTAATTACTCTTGAAATGAGTGAAATGATGTATGCGAGACGGTTAAGTTCAAACATTACAAAAATTCCTCTCAGCCATTTGAAAGAAGAATCTGAAGTATTACGACAGCAAATTAAAGAAATAGCTTCCGGCAAAAAATCTAAGATTATTATTAAAGAGTTCCCTCCCTCGACTCTAACACCACATCAATTAAAAGGGTTTTTAACTAAAATAAAACAAAAAGGTATAGAAATCGATTGTATTGTTTTAGATTATTTAAATCTTTTGCATAGCCCTCTTGGCAATAATAGTTACGAACGCGTGCTATATTCTGCACAGCAAATACGCGCTATAAGTTATGAATTAAATTGTCCAATAGTTACTGCAACGCAGCTAAACCGCTCTGGCTTTAATATAGATAACCCTGGTCTAGAAACTATTTCGGAGAGTATTGGTTTAGCTACTACCGCAGACGCAATTATGGCCATATGGCAGAAAGATGAAGATAAAGATTTAGGTATTGTAAATTTAGGTATGACAAAGAATAGATTTGGCCCTAATTTTGGGAGTATAGCTTTAAAAGTCGATTATCACACACTCTCTATAACTGAAGACGAAACAATTAACGACAGCGAGGAGGCTAATCAATTTACTAAAACACTCACAGCTTTGTCAGATAATTAGTTGAATTTCCAAACTAATTGTATATCTATTAATAATAACAAGTTAATGAACTGTACAAACATGAGTCAAGAAGAAACAGATCATCTATTTAGATGTTTTTGTAGCTTTGTTTGTATAGCTACCAATAAAAAGCATAATTTAGCTAATATTTTATTGCTATACTTACAACAAAGAAAGGTAAGAGATTTTTTTAAAGCTCTATTAGATGTAAAAGAAGACTTTGGAGCAGTTAAAATTTTTCTCGAATTTGATCCTTCACTCTACAAAAGCAAATACATAATGAAATTTCTCAATAATAGTAAGTCTAGAATTCTTGAATGAGTAACTTAGAGAGATTAATTTACAATACATATTTAAAATATTCTAGGGGTAAGTTAGGAATGCCTTATAGGGTAAGGAAGCACTGGGAAGGATTCGAAACCTCAACCGCTTTTCCGAAAGTTAATAAGCTTAAAAATTTCTTTTCAAGAAATCAAAATGTTAGTATTGAAGACTTTTTTAACGCCCCGTATACTATTTACCCTGGGGAAAGCGGTTTTGATTTAGATTTTTACGCTTCACAGAAGGCTATAAAAATTTACAGTTTATTTCTCAAGAAACAGATGCACCAGCTTTCCCCTGACGATGATTTCCATTTAAAACATATTTCAAAAGGATTAAAATTTATATTGGAATTTTGTAGAGAGCGGGGTATTGAAATAGATGACTATATTGCATACAAAGACGGGGTGCAGTCCAGCTTTATTGTACATATAAAAGAAAGAAAAATAAGTCTATATAATTTATTTGGCTTTAATCAGTTTGAGAAATACTTCTATTCCAATGATCCGGATGTTGTGCGGTTCACATTGGGGGAACTATATGATTCTTTACCTATCTATAGAACAAAATATTTGGCAAGCAAAAAGGCAAAGTCTTTGGTAGTTTTAGGCTTAAAAAAAATTAAAAATAATATATCTTGATTTTTTATTATTATACTTTAATATTATGATATGAGTAACATTACCACCACCATGTTTGAGAGTATTAAATCTGCTCTTTCCAAGAACACTGCAACAAATAGAAATAAGGATATTCTAAAATTAGAGGTAGGCAACACCTATACGGTCAGATTGCTTCCTAATTCTAAGAATCCAGAGAAGACTTTTCATCACTATTATTCTTTTGGATGGACTAGCTTTTGCACAGGGTCTTATGTAAGCGCCATCAGCCCTATGACTTACGGTGCAAGGGACCCTATTAATGAATTACGATATCGCCTGCTTCGCGGTTCAGAAGAAGAAAAGAAAAAAGCATCTTCAATTATAAGATCTGAGAAGTGGCTTATAAATGCATATGTTGTTAATGATCCAGTAAATCCTGATAATAATGGTAAGATTATGGTTTTGCGCTACGGCAAGCAATTACACAAGATTATCATGGATGCTATTGAAGGTGAAGGTTCAGAGGACCTTGGCCCTAGAATATTTGATCTCTCAGAAAAAGGTTGTAGCTTGAAGATTAAAGTGGAACAACAAGGGGATTTCCCAACCTATGTAAGTAGTAAGTTTGCTATGCCTAAAGCCATTGAAGGGATAACACCAGCAAAGATTAATGAGCTTTACACAAACATTATTGACCTTGATAGTGTGTTTACGGTGAAGAGCTATGATGAACTCAAGCAGCTACTCGATGAGCATTTCTACTGCACATCCGAGAGTTCACCAACAGAGAAGCAATCAGCCCCTGTAAAAGCAGTGAAGCAAGAAACATCAAGCAGAACTGAACCAGTAGAGCTTTTAGAAGATGATACTGTAAAAAAACTTCTAGAGGGGTTAGACGATAATGAATCTGCCTGATGGTCCGAGCATAGTAAACGTAGATCCAGCAATAAACACCGAGGCTAGGTATGCTCTAGCCAGTTTACTTGGGGCAACATTATCTGAATTAAAGAATATAGATTCAAATATTGTAGGTGGTTCTAATAATATTAGAGCTTTGAAGACTGATGTTAATAAAGTTATGCCGCCCTTAGTTCAGCCGCAATCACATATACAACAGCAGCCTGCCATCACAGTAACAATTCCACAGTTTCAACCACAAATTCCGCAGCCACAAGTTGTGACGCCACAGGTGCAAGAAGACCCTAACCAACTTCTTTTTGATTTTAATCAAAAAATTACACCTGACACGGTCAATAGCAAATTAGATTCTATCATAGATAAACTTAACAGGGTGATTGATTTGTTAAAGTGATGTGTTGCAATTTTGTATAAACATTTTATAATAATATTGTGATTATCAATGTACCGGATAGGCAATCTTTTTTAAAAAATTTCTTACTGCC